ATGTCATCTAGCATGGATACGCGCTCCAGTCTAGCAAGCGATCTCATGTCACCTGCGGCGGCAGTCTCTGCGCCACCTTTTAGTAACAACTGCGCGGCTGCTTCCCACACAAGAATTAGATGAGCATTGTCTGGAAAATCAAACGTAGCAAGGTCGCTTGAAAGATCGTTAATCGTCGTAGGTTTCCAGTTTACGTAGACGATTAGATCCACAGCAGAGTCCGAAGGCAGAACCTGAACATTATCCCCTGCTACGTAAAATAATCTTGGATATGATGGGAGATAGTTAGTCGTTGTTGCGAGCGGAACATCTGAAAAATCCGTTTCTTCATACAGCACGTTGCCGTCGCTCACAGACAGTATTCGATAGAAGTTCTGCTCTGTGTCCCCACCAGATCCGGTCGAAAGACTAGACAGTGGAACGGTGCCGTCTGACGCTGTAGTAATCTCACGCTTTGCAAACTTGTAAAACGGCGCAGCGTTAAGAATGTTCGACCACTCTGCGTCAAACACGCTACCAAGTACGGTGCTAATTAAACTGTCGCTCCAACGTGAAGACGACACAGCATCCATATACTCGCGAGTCTGCTCAATAAGATCCGCTTTGGTAACGGTTGCCATTTCCTATCCTAGTCCAGATACTTGGATTTACGTGCTGCTTTCTTTTTCGGTGCTGCTTTTTTGCGAGGCTTCTTTGCTTTCTTGCTAGAAGTAATTGCTTCAGGCACCTCAACAGCAATCTCGACACCGCCAACCTTGTGAGGATCAGCCGAATCAAGGATTTCGGCAAACGCTTCTTCTGCTGCTTTTTGTGCAGGTTCGGCGTTCCATTTGCCAATGCGATCAACAAGACCCTGAACATCTTCTCTTGGGAAATGCCTGAACACTCTCTCTATATGCGCGGGGGCAGAGTCGAGCGAACAGTCGGAGGGCAAGTACCCAATGATATCGAAGGCACTGTCCGGGTCCGTTGATCCATTCTTAATCATCTCCTGCCTGCGATCATTCTTGTCCCACTCCATCGTGATACCCCAGTGGGAGTCAACGCCGTGGACATACCGCAAACCGAGATCAGGGTGAATACTCTTGAGCCTTCTTACGCTGTCGGCAGGAGGCTGCGGAGTTCCCCGTTCATTAAGAATAAGTGTCATTATTCGAGCACCAACAACTCAACATTGACAGTAAGATCAACAGCAGCAGTTCCTACTGTGCTGTCCGTAGTAACCGCAAAACGAATCGTGTCTCCGGCATCCATTGTCTTTTGCGCTTCTGTAAGCGTTGAAAGAAATGTTACTGCCGTGCCTTCGTGAGCGGTTAATGCTTCTAGGTCTACGTTGCCGCTAAGGGCCACCGCAGCATTTGCTGAAGCATCGTACTTCTGAATAACGCCAAGGATCGTCCCACCACTAGAAGCAGGCACTGTCCCGGCTGACACCACGGCGCGGTTTGCAATGCAACGCGCAGGATGTCCCCCAAGATTGTAAGTCGTAGTTGTGCTATTACCGATAGCAGCAGCGCAACGACCTGCAAGCAGTTGAGGCAAAACGCCAAGCCTTCCCGGCTTAGGCGCGAAAAATTCGTATGCCATTTCACAGGTTTCCTATTGTGAAGCGTGAAAGGGGGGTAGGGCTACGAACACCCTACCCCCCCCGTAAATTACGCTACGTGGGTGTAGCGAGAGGTGTCTGTGTAACCAGTAATGCTTCCGTGAGCGTTACGGGCTAGGCAGGCCATGTTGCCATACCAACCGTAAGTCGTCTCGAAAGCATCCCGACCCTGTAGCCAACGCCACGGGCCTGCACCTTCAAACTCCACGAAGCCCCAATCCCGTGCGTCAACCCAAGCCAACGACGGAACGTGGAGCAGGTAGATTGTACCTGCGGGGACGTAGTAGTCCATGACGAGCGGGATTCCACAGACCTCAATGGCCTTGTATCCACCCTTGATCGTCGTTGCAAACTCACCTGCGGTGAATCTACGCTGTCCGACCATGCTCTCCATGAGCTTCTTCCCGATGCCCGGAGTGGTCATCATTAGGAAGTCGCCGGGGCGAACCATTGCATCCTTGCCTGAACGGCCAGAGATGCGCTGAATCATATCCCAAATGTCAGATTCAGTGGGCTGATCTGCGTCTGGGGTGTCCGTTCCGGCCACCATGCGAGTGGCATCCCAGATTGGGTATGTGCCACCGTTGATGTTATGGAGCGTGTTGTACGAACCGCCACGGTTCGTAATCGAAATTAGACCGTTCATGGCACTGTTGAACGAAGTATCGCTCGCGGTTGCCTTAACAATCTTATCTGCCGCTGCCATGCTAGAAATGGCTGTGCCCAAGGTCAGCGTGGAGTTATCTCCTGATACGCTGATTGCTGTAATCTGAGCGCGACCAAGAACCGCATCCGAAGATGAGGTGTCTAGTACGGCGATGTAGTCGCCAACCGACAGAAGCAAAGACCCCTGTCCGGCTGAAGCCACACCATAAGGCGATGTTACAACGATAGACGTTGTGCTGCCTACGCTACCAATAAGCGCAACAACACCATCTGCCTTGTTGTGAAGAGCTTGCTGCATAAGCAGCGAAGATGCGTCCTTAATCTCTTCCATCGTTTTCTTAGCGATGGTCGTGAACGCCGCATCTTTGCTCTGGGTTCCGACAAAAGCGAGGCCATCAATCTGGCGAGTCGTGTAAGCACGAACTACGCCTGCGTTGGCCTGCACTTCAGTTGCGGTTGTGTCCGGGGGAAAATACCCAGACTGCGAAAAGGTGGCTCCGGCAGGACGGCCAGTAACGACATCAAAGAAGACGTTGTTACCGCCCCATCTCATATTGCGCGGACCACCCGCCTTGCCAGACTCAAGCTGTGCAAGGAGCGGAGTAACGAGGTTCTGAACCTTCTCGCGGAACTGTGAATACACGTTCTTGAGTAGGCCAGTTAGCTCGGTATCCGTAATTACGGTTGGAGCAGGCATGATTTACCTATATGTGTTGAAGTACCGAATCTAGTGCGCTATCTAACGCATCATCTACTGTAGCCGCTCGACGCTGCTTTTTTGGGGAGCGAGTCTTTCCCGCCCTGCCAACTGGCTTTGTCTTTTGGCCTACAAGTCTCTTAGCCTTTTGAGCTTCAACACGCGCTTTTTCCAACTTCTTCAGGGCAGCGTCATCTTTTACTGTGCCTGTAGATTCGGAACGCTTGCTATGCTGCAACTGCGCCCAATAAGCAAGATCCTCTAAAATGTATTCACGGACAGCTTCAAACCTGTGTGATGGAACGTATGGTTGCCCATTCGGGGCCAGTTCCATGTACTGTTGTATGCCCAAAACACATTTTTCGGCAAGCTCATCAGTAGAAACAGTAGGCAGTGCATCAGATAACATTCCGATGGCTGGCTGTAATTCTGTTTCCCAAAACTTGCCACCCTCATTTTCAATCTTATTCATCTCCTGAACTACGTGCATATCGCGAACTTTTTGTTCTGCTCGCTCTGCTCTTAGCTCTGGAGAATTTTCGTTTTTAAATGCTTCTCGTGCATTGTAATAGTAATCGTCTTCTTGCAAAAGCCTTACCAACTGATCTTCACGTTCAATCAACTGTTGCTCTAGTTGATCTCGTTGCTGTGTAACCAGATTGGTTTTTTCTTGAGCTTCTGGGTCTGGCGAAAATCTTTGTTGCGCGAGCTTAACAACTTTGTCAAGACGATCTTTTCGTACTTTGCCGTTTGCTTTGTATTCGACAATAACATCAGGTATCTCTAACTCACCTTCTGCGTCGAATAACGTAAAGCTTGTTGCAAGCTCGTCGTCTAATACCGGAACATTGACGTACTCTTCGCTTGCAGCTTCAACTTCGGGTTCGACTGTTTCTGTGTTTTCTGTTTCAGAAGCCTCTATTTCTTCATCTTCAGTTTCAGTTTCTTCCGAAACCTCTACTTCTTCTGACTCAGCTACTACGTCATCAGTGTCAGGTGCAGCCTCTTCTGCCTCTGCGTTAGCGTTTGCTTCAGCCTCTACTTCGGCAACGATGGTTTCCTGTTCTGAAAGAACAGTTCCAACAGCTTCGCTAACTGCTTCACTAACGTCTTGCATTAAACCCTCTATTGTTGGAGCGATAAAAGATCAGCTTGCCGTGCTGCAATCTCTGCTTCGGGAACACCCATTGCTTGCTGCTGCATTATAGATGCGCCACCGATAGGGGGATTGGCAGTCGGGAGCGGAACCATACCCGGTAATGCGCCTTCTTGTTGTGGTGCAGATGGTGCTCCGGGTGCTCCTTCCTGAATTGCTTCAGGTGGAACCATCGCACCCTGCTTTTGCGCTGCTTGATTTGCAAGGTCAAGCCATCGTTGCTGTGCAACTTCCATCACTTGCAGATCAAGGTCGTCTTGCAAAATAATTTCGCGCTCTAATACGTCTTGGTGTATAGACTCGTCGTCTTGCCATCTCATTTCCGGCACTTCGTCCTGAGTCCGTATAGCGTCAGCGATTCGTTTGGCGCGAGCTTCTTGGTCCTCGTCTGGTGTTGCCATGTCGCGAGCAATCGCAAACATCTGACGACGACGATACTCTTTGATATCAATAACTCCAGTTTGTAACCAGTTGTCTAGCAAGTACAAACGAAACGCCATTGGCATAGGCATCATTGTAGCGGGTTCTACCTTG